AATTAACCTTTATTTTCACGATCGTACTGCGCGTATGCGCGGATCATTTTGTTTCGTTTTTCTACATCGTCCCATGCGCCAGCGTCTTTAATTGCACTTACCCGCTCGCGCGAGAGTGTAATAGTCCCTGGCTTTGCTGCACCCGCGTTTGAAACCCGGCTTGAAGCGGTTGGGTTTGCTCGCTTAGTGCTTCCACCCTTAGAGGTGTAGCGGTGTGGTAAACGACTTGATAAACGACTGTCTAACTCTTCCCAATACTCAGAATCACTAGGATCCCAACCATCGGCTGCGAGTTCTTGGTCAATTACTTTGGCAATTCTACTATCTGTGTCTCGGGCTTGTGGGTCAAACCAAGAGTTCTTCTTCAACCACTTAGTAGCATTTTGCTGCACTTCTGTTGTGGTAGGATTTGGAACGTTTTGCTTTGGACTCTTTGCTGCCTCGAGTTGTTCTTTTTTGTAATGCTGAACTTGTTGCAATCGTTGCTTGGCTTCTGTTAGTTGCTCCAAGTATTCCATCTGGCTGTTAACGTCTCCAGACTGGGCTGCTTGGACCATCTTCATCTTAGCGTACTCTACACGGGTTGCTTCGTCCTCTAGGGCCTTGTCAAGCTGTGCAAACTGGTAAGATGCTGCGGTGTTTTCTACCGCGGCCAAACGTCTTGCTAGTTCTTCATTACGGCGCTCTAACGCGCTAATCTTGTGTTTTGCTGAGGCTTCGCGTTGCTTAGAAAGTTCCTTTTTTAGCTTACGCTCTTCACGTCTAGCTTCACGAATTCTTTCACGCTCGTCGTCTGTTTCACCCTCATCAGCCGCTTCGTCGTCGCCAGCTTGATCTTCTTCAGAGTCGTCGCTTGCTTCTACTGTGCCGCCTTCTTTGAGCTCTACTTCTACGCCTTCATCTTCGTCAAAGCCCTCTGGGACTTCAACCTTGGCCAAAACTGAGCCGTCTAATTGTTCCTTGATAGGAACGTCTTTATCTGCCATATATATACTTTCTACAAAGTTAGTCTACGAACGCACGCATTTTTTGTGCTGCTTCAAATGATTTGATCTTGGAGATCACTTCGCGCGCCTGTAGCGTAATAAACACCACCGGAGCGCCATCATCTTCTGGCTGCACTACAAAACGGTCGCCGCCGTACTTAATCGTACGAACTAAGTCACCAACACTACACCAAGGGCCTTCTGGCCAAGGGGTTAGGTCGTCTGGGCTTTTATACGCCAAGGGACCAATGTGGATTACTTTAGCTACTGTTTCGTTAAAACGTAACGTCTGTTTGGTTTCATCAACTAGGATGATACCGCCTTTACTTGTTGTCTTTTCCCGGCGTAATTGCACCAGTACTCTGTCTCCAAGGATTTCTACGCCTGGGTCTACGTCTGGAAAGCACTCCTGCTCTGAACGTAAATCTGGCTCGTCTTTACTATTAAAATCAATCACCTTACGGTAACCTTTCTAAACTCTTACGAGTTATCTTCGTCATCCTCTGTCAAAATTTCATTGATAATATCTAAGGTTAATTGCAATCCTTGGATAGTTCCAACACTTTGTTTGTAATCATCAAATGAATTGATGTTACTTCCCGCGGTGACAGCTTCCGCTTGATCTTTTATCTCAGTCTGTACACGACCGATGATCTCGCCAATAATGTCTTTCATATTTTCACTAATACGCAGGACGGAATCAATCCGCCCCAAATATTAATAAAAGTTGCCGCCGCCAATATCTTTTAGGTTTTTACCTGGCCCAACTTTGCTTGAACGGGCTGGTTTGCCTTTAACGGCGTTGTTTGCGCGCTTAGAGCCTGATGGTCCATTGTCTAATTTACACTCCGGGCCGCCGCCGCTGGATGATTTACCGGTTTCTTGGTACGTTTGACGAAAGCCTTTTTGATCGGCCATATTATACTCCTGTAGTGGGTTTTGGGGTTGCTTGCTGCTCTAACGCTTGTTGGTGCGCTTGATCGTTTTGTTGCAATGTTGACGATAGGTCTAAACCAGTTTGTAGTGCTTGGTTTTGTGCCTGCGCGTTCTGTTGCATCATCTGTTGTTCGTACTGCTGCTGTGCCAGCGCTGCTTCTTTTTGTTGTGCTGCTTGTTCTGCTACCATAGCGGCTTGGGTCTGGAACGCTTGTTGCTCAATTGCTAATCCGTGTTTACGAATTTCAGCGTCTGATGCCTCGATAGCGTCCATTGCTGATAGTGCCTGCTCGTGCTCTAACTTGGCCTGTTGCTGGCTCATCTGTACACCGGCGTTGATCATCGCGACGCGCTCTTTTGCTGCGTTGTTGATGTTTGCCATGGCAATATCGGTGGCGTTGCGCTGATTGTCGATATTGGTCTGTGTTGTGTACTTGGCCTGCAACTCGGCAACTTGCTGCTGCAACTGGGCCACCTTGATCTGGTAGTCCTGTTGCGATTTCTGCATGTCGCCTTGCATTTTGAGCTGGGCTTCTTGCGTCTTGCGCTCTGTCTCTGCCATCTGAGTCTTGACAATTGCTGCGGCTGTTGGGTCGCCCATAGCTGCTGATTGTTGTTGTGCCTCTTTTGCTTTTTGTACTTTTTGGGCCAGCGCTTGGATTTGCTGTACGTATGGCCCCATAGACTCTTTGGAGTCTTGGTCCACCAGCTGTGAGGCCAATGCAAGTGCTTGCTGGGCTTGTTGGTCCAGTGGCTTTTCTTGGTGCAGCTGAAGGACGTCCTCACCACCAGAGGCCTTAGCGACGTAAGAGCGCATAGACTGCAGGTAGTGCAGCGTTAAGTGCTGCTTAATGTGCTCAAGCGCGTGCGGCGCGAAGGTTGGTCCAATTACTGGGTTGCCGCCGTAGGCTGGATTGTTTGCGTACTCTAGGTGGATCTTAATGTGCGCAATGTGATCCTGATCGGGATAGGCGGCAGCGGGTCGTCCCATCGTCATAGAGACGTTCTCTAATGCCGGATTGGATTCGTTGGCGCCTAATGGGTTTGGCAATACTTCTTCTAGCTCAGGAACTTTGAGTTGTTTTAGTACGCGCTTGTATACAGCGCGCAAGTCAAACATTCCCGGAGGAGCGGAGGTTGCCATCTGAATTAACGCCTGGTTTTGTGCTAGGCGTTGTGTTTCAGAGAATATGTTTGGATCTGATACAGGACGGATGTCGTTGTTGTACGCAAAGTCGCGCACTTCAATTTCTTCACCGGACTGGTTGTCCATCTCTGCCAAGTACCAATGGTTTAGGCGTGAGATAATCTTAAGGGACATTGCCTGACTGCGATGCAGTCTAGCGTGGATAGATGAGTAGACCTTAGCGCCCTGCTCGATCAGAGCCTGTGTGGTGCCTACCGGTGTGTTGCTGTTAGCGTCTGCAATCTTCTCTTCGGACGTAGTTACTACGCCCTTAGCCTGCGCTGTTAGCCAACCCATGAGCTCCATCAAAACGGAAGACGGTGGGTTAAACGGCATCGGCATAGCAATCTGACGGATGTCCGTCACGCCGGGTCCTGCCTCTACTTCAATTACTTGTGTGGGCTCAATTCGGTCACTCTGGCCACTAACTCGTCCAGTTTTGAGCTTAAGCATCGTCTGAGAGTTGTTGATATGAGCAGCATCAAGCAGAGCACGTAAAGAACCAGTAAGAGCAGCGCTGAGCCCACCAATAAGATGGGGGAGGCCAATAGCATAAGCACCACGCCAAGGAATGAACTTGAACTCGACGTACCAATCCAGTTTCGTGAGTTTTTCATCGTTGCATTCCCAGTTGCGTCGTAGTGAGAGTACCTTAGAAGATGACTCGTCAATTGTTAAAATGTATGGTGCGCGTTTGCCATCTGTCTCTGGATCTTCTTCCAGTCGCATGAAGCAGGTGATCTCGTAGACGCGGCGCAATCCATCAATGTTCTTGGACGGCTCGTCTTTGCCTTCAATCTTGTTGTTTGCTTTTTCAGATTGAGTTTGATCTGTTAGCGGCGCGTCAGAAGTGTACTGGCTGTCAATGTCGCGATAGATACCAGCCTCAATGCGCTGCTGGTACGTGTCTTCTGTAATGTCTTGTTGCTCTGTTACACGCTGTGACGTGTAAAAGTTGGTTGTAGAGTACGGCAGAATGATGTTGTCAATTGGCACCCACTCGCACGTTGGGCGAGCTTGCTCTTCGTCAAATCGCCACTTAAGGAACTGTGAACCACCAAGCGGCAACTGAGTGAGCAGTTGCTCCATCTCGTCGCGGTACTCAGCAATTTGTTCAGACAGCTGCCAGTTAAGGAAATTAACCTTGCGCTCGGCTACTGCTTGTTTTTGTTTTCCGTCTTCGCCTCGGATGTTTGACTTGACGATTCCGTCTGAGGGGAGGAGTTCTTTGCTTGAGGACGCTGCGAAGTCGACGCAGGCTTCTGCCATAACGGGGTGGACAACTTTAGAAGCACCATCGAAAGTAGCCCCACCAGGAGCGTCCTTACCAAGACCAGTGCGGCGTAGACCCTCTTCGTACTGTTTGTCTCTTTGCTTTCGCGCTTCTTTATCAACATCAATGTAGTCCAAGTATTCGGTGGCTAGGTTGTCTAGTTCACTTTCGTCGAACTCATCTGCTAAGTTAGCATAAAATTCTGGGTTTTTAAGCGGGCTGTTTTTTTCAACGTAGTTTACTACTACCGAGCCGTCTTCAAGTTCAATTACTTCTTCTTCTACTTCGGTTGGGTCTAAGCCAAGCTCTTCTTCGTACGCCTGCATGTCAGCGTCTTGCTGAGTCGCCTCTTCAATATCTTGCTCTCGGTCAAGACCGGGCAAGTTGCCGCCAATTTGCATCGGGAGTTGTGGTTGTGCCATAGATTTTTTTATGTTTTGCTGAAAAAGCAGCAATTAGGAATGGGGTGGGCTAGAATATGCCCTTATTTTAACTAATACGCTATTTAGAGGTATTCCGCCCTACTGGGCGTACGGGTTGGCGTATTTCTTCCTGGAGATGTCGTCAGAGTAGTCGTAGTCGCGTGAAGGCAATGGATCAAGCTGCAGCCAGCCTTGGTCACGCAAGTTGCGTAGTGCCTGTGACAGTGCGTCTACGTAGTCGTCGTGGCCCTTAGCCTCTGGAAACGAGCACACCTGACGCAAGAAACGTTTTGCCCACTCTGCAAACTCACCCTTTTTGGCCGGGTCTTCCGGAATGTATACCTTTCCTTTGACAACCAAGGGCGCGACAATGTTAAGTCGTTGAATCTTGTCGGCACGCCCGGGATTGTATCCTTGGACCGGCACGCCGGCGCCTTGGAGCTCTTGGATCAGCGAGATACCGGCGGACTTGTCCTCCATGAGGATAAGGTCTGCCTTGCGGCCTTTGCCAAACTCGTTATCTGCTCCGTAGACTACCTCCTTGAAATCATTAACAACTTTACGGCGCAGCTCTGGGTAGGAGAGGTGCTCATCCCAGGCGTCAAGAAGCATGGCGCACATGCCGCCGTCCACCTCTTCAAATATTCCCCATACCTCGCACGCCGTCGGGTCGTTAACCGTCTTCTCAGAGGTCGCCGGGTCATACGAGGCAAGCACGTACTCCAAGGTTGGAGTGGGCTTGTTGGCGGGCCACATCTTAAAGTGCTTGCGCTTGATGATGCCGCTAGACTCTGGGTCCAGGATCTCTCCGTAGATCTCTTGCCGGCCCATGTCGGTGCCGTCGTACGTCTCAAGCTGCTTAAAGAACGTCTCAGAGAGGTTTTCGCGGTTGTCGTACGACGACGCGTTGACCATGTACACGTCGCCACCAATCTTACCCTCTGCTAAGTCTACAATTGTTTCTCGTGGCTTAGGTGTGGTGGTAATAATCTGCTGCACGCGAGGGAGCCGGGGGTCTTTAAGACGGAGGGTAAACTGTACTCCGTCGTAGGCCTCGTCGAGGTAATCAAACGCACACAGCTCGTCGAACCAGGCTCCGTGGTATTGCTTGCCGCGGTAGCGCTCTGGCTCTGAGGCGGGAATGCCTTGGATGATCGACCCGTTGACGAGCGTAATTTCAAAGAGGGACTTGTTGTAGTCTCGTATAAGTGACGAGGGGATGATATTAAGAAGTCCGGAGTCTCCCTCAAAACAAGTTGCACGTATATCATTTGAGGTAGGGGCTGTGACCAACCATCGGGTGTTGTCATACAGCCAAGCACGAATGCCAATCCAATGAGAGGCCGTGTGAGTCTTGCCCGATCCGCGACCGGCAAGCATAAGGAAGGTGTCATATTCTCCATCGTCTGGTTCTCTTTGGTGTGGCAGCGCCTGTAGGCCCCACTTAATCTG